GCCCGAAGGTCTAGGGGGTAGAATGGAAAAGCGAATAAGCAGTGCACCTGCGGACCTTTTAATGGGTCTCGACATCTTTTGTGATATCGCAAGAGGTGACTGGTCTTACCAGACTAGTTTTGTTAACTGGAACAAGGGACAACCATTAGGGCTCTATCCCTCATTTGCAATGTTTGCATTGACACACGGTATTCTCGTTAGAAATATTGAGAAGAAGCTGGGTGTCACAAACACATTTAGGATTCTTGGTGATGATATTGTTATTAATGATCCTAATGTAGCACGACATTATCGTGAAGATATGGAATATTTGGGATGTAAATTCTCTGAAGCAAAATGCTTGGTTTCAAATACCATAGGAGAGTTTGCAGGCATGGTTATATCTAAACAAGGTGTAATCCCTGCGTCTAAATACCGTCCTTACAATGGAACGGATGTTTTAGGCCCACTAATATCTTTAGGTTTGAAGGGTAGTAAGTTTATACCCCCAAGTCTTCGAAGAAAGGTGCTCGCTCTTGCGAGTGCTCCAGAACCTGTTGGTTTAGGTTGGAATCCCAAAGGGATCAGTCTAGACAAGCGGATGCCTCCAGAACTAATCGACTGGTGGTTCTCTTCATTCGATAAATGTATACCTAGCGACTTTAGATTGTCAGTGTCCGATCGAAAGATCGAACTGATGTCTATCTGGTCTCGTACAGAACTTGAGTATAACCCTATGTTAAGGGAATATATACCTAAGAAATCCTGTATCAAAACCCCTTTTCCCCTCGACAGAAGGGAAATTGTACCTGATCGACTGATTATCGATCATGTCAAAGCAGTCAACTCATCCAGGGTTTATCCCGAAGATGTTAAGTTGGACGTACCTGACTATGTCCCAGTCCCATTGAGGGGAAGGACACCGGTTGTGGACGCTTTGCGCGCAGGTATGAGTAGGTTAAGGACATACTATAGAAAGTATAAGGAAGCTGATGTAAAGATAGATCTTTGATCTATGACTCACCAGCCAATGGTGGGGGAGTTAAGAGAGGGG